ATGCACCAGACCTCATCCCAGACGGCGCTGTTCTCTCTCCCTATTACATAATCAATTTGTGAGGCACCGAGGCCAATTACTGCTACTCTTTTTCCTTCTAGATCCCTGATTCTAGACACAAAAAAACTCCCTTAGTTTATTTAACTTACTCCTGTCCGCAGCAGATCATAGCGATATTCATCTCTCGTCGCCCGACCTTCTGATACATTTTTCATCCTGGCAATGCCTTCCTTGAAGCGCTGTTCAAAGCTTCCGATCACGTCAGGTGGTTCTTTGAGAAAAACAGCAGCCTCTACCAAAGTGCCGTAAAGCAACGGGTCTGGGTGATCGGTAGACAGCAAAGTGGTGGCTGACTCACCCAGATCAGTCAGTGAGGGAGGCTTATAGAGGTAGTGCAGCTCTATCGCGTAACTCACATCAGGCACTGGTGAAAGCTCAAAAGAGGCGCTATCAAACAAGCTGTAATACTTAGGTCTCCCGGTGACTGTAGTATCGGGGCTGAACTCCTTGATAAAACTAGGGTGCTTATAATCGAGATAGTGGTATTTGTTGCTCGATATCACTGCAAGAGAAAAGGGGGCAAAGAAGTCAGAGGGTGTCGTAAGAAACCGAATATCCTTGGTGACATTGCCCGATACATTTCGGCGCTGCTCAGCAAGCTGCACCATTTTAAAAATGCGGCTTTCTGCTTCTTTGATAAATACGTCTAGATTAGTGTTGAAAGTTGTTTCATCAACCTGCAAATAATCTTTTACTGCAGTTTTCAACGTCGCTAATGTAAAACTCATGTCGTTGTCACCGTCACCGTTCCTACACTCACGGCTAACCCGAAGGTGCTGAGCTGGGTGCCTAATTTGCCCTTACCAACATTAGTGTACACCATGAAGAATCGGCCATCATTGCCGTCTGCGCTAGGATCAATCCTGGCGTCTCTGACAGCCTGAGGGTCAATAGGTGGTGGCTTGGGCATAAGCTGTGGATGTTTTGGAGACCACTGATCCGGCCCCACTAGTAAGCCGTCCCAGGTCTTTTTCATATCCTTCAGCTTGTAACGAAATCCTGTGATATCACAGATGCCATAAGCATTTTTGCCCGGCGCGAAAGGCATCAGGCTATCCTGTAGATGGTCAGGTCTGGCGCTACCTTAAATGAGGCTCTGCTTTGATCTTGACTTAACGCTCGCTCAAACTCTTCTTCATACAGCTGCTTGAGTAGAGGCACCTTCTCTGGCGCGCGCTTTAGCGCCATGTAATACGCCAAGCCTGCAGCTAGGCAGGGAAAAAACCGAAAGGGCATTTCAAGGGTATTGGCGCCCACATCTGCGTCATCCATTCGCACCAGAACATTGACGTGGATGGTGTAAGTGCTGTTCTTGTCTGGTGCCGGCCACACTGTAATAGTGGGACTGATTTGCTTGTCCACAAAGTATTGATTGGGCTTGCCAGTGGTAGTTTTGGTGGAGATGTGAGCGTACTCAGCTCGAGAAAGCTTGCTCAGCGGCACGTCAGTGGTAGTGCCAGATATGGTCTCCCTAACAAACACGTCCAACACATCAATAATGCTGGTTGGCGTGGTTGAGTCCACATCATAGGTAATCGTGTCTTTGACCGCCGAAATGGTCTTAGCTTTGATCGTCCACTGATTGAGCCCCCTATTGGCCCACTCAGCGAGCATCAGATTCATAGACCTTTGAGCGGTCTTTAGGTCATACCCAGTTCTGAGCTCCAGCCCGCAGCGCTCAAATGCCTCTTCGACATAATCTGCTACATCCAGCTCAAAATCCTTGGACCCGCTAGTCGCCATCCTCTTGCTCCGCGTACAGATTATTAAAAATCTGGTTGACATCGAGCGTATAGTCTAAATCAGATTTGCTGTAATGGATATGTTGAGATGGCCTAAAGTCTGGCGCTCCCTCGCCTGTCTCGAACCAGGCAGGATGTGTGACCCTCACTCTATTGTTGGGCAGCGCGACAATATTGCCGGTCCAATCGCCAGCATCAAGCAGCTCGAGCACATGACTTTGCTTATGTTGGGCAGGATCGTCTGCGATTTCATTCTCTGAGTAATCAACCGTAAAATAATATTTGGCAGGATAGGTTTCCCCGTCAATGATCGCCAGCCAGGGACACGGCGTGGCTCGATCAAGGACATATACAGCATGATGGTGGGAGCTGCAGTCCCAGGGCTGCGCCGCCCACACGGGCATTGGCTCAGGCCACTCCTCTAATGCTGTGTCACCCACCAATGCCGTAATAGGCATGCGAGCCCACATAGCGCCGCCATGCACGTTAGGCTCATCATCATTGTCATAAGTTTCAGCGCCTGTAAATATCAACTGAAAGCTCAAACACCGAGTAGGCATCGTAGTCACGGCGATGGCCATCGCGTGGATGAACTCGCCGTGATACTTCTGATGGTTATGCGTGTATTCCCTGCGTACCCAACACTTGAAATGGGGTACGTTACTTTGCAAATATGCCATCTATTTCCCGTATAAGCCGCTCTTTTTGCTCGAAGGTGGACGCATATTACGCTTCACGCCGCCCTTGTTGCCGCCCTTAGTTTTCATGGCGCCGCCCTTGGCCATGCCCTTGGACTTCATCATACCGCCCTTGGCCATGCCCTTAGTCTTCATGGCACCGCCTTTAGCGTAACCTTTGGACTTCATGGCGCCGCCTTTTTTCATTCCCTTAGTTTTCATGGCACCGCCTTTTTTCATCCCTTTTGCTTTCATCTTCATGCTATTAATCTCCAGTTATTTGGGGACGCGAGTTGTTTTGCGCCTATTATTCATCATGGCGCCACAACCCCTAGCCTGTAGCTCTACCATGCCACCATTACGCATATTGCGGGCGATCGCCTCCCCACGCTTCCGCTCATACTTGCTGATCTTGCCGTCTTTATCTAAGTCGGACTTCTTGGCATCAAACTCCACAGTGCCTCCTGCGTTTTTTCTCAGAAGGTCAGCGTCTGCTTTGCGAGCACCGCCCTTACCTGTAGCAAAAGATTTGACTCGACCGCAAGCCCAAGCGCTGGCTGGGACGTTACGAGAGCCGCCACTGTAATAAGCGCCAAGACCGCGCTTGTAAACCTTATTGAGCGTAGAAACTGATTTGCCGCTACTCTTCGCGTGTTTTTTGACGCACGCTGGTGTGCCGCCGCCACCCTTTTTCGCTGAGCCACCTTTCTTCATTCCTCGCGCTGCGCGTTCTTTTGAGATGCGGTCCATTTCAGCCTTGGTCAACGTACCCTCCTTGGCTTTTTTGGCCGTGCGTTTCATCTCAGCTTCTTTGGCTTTTTTTTCTGCCGGACTCAGACCTTCAAGATATTTCAACGGTGTACCGCTTCGATTCTTAGGAACTGGGGCAAACTCGCGCTTTGCCATGATTACCTCATAATTATTGGGGTGCGAACTCGGTCAACAACCGCGCGGTCAGGCGCGGTCATAGCGGTTTGTTGCTGCTCAGGTGCCCCGGGCGCCTGGTATCCAATAGACTCTAGATAGTCTGCGATCTGCTTCTGCAGTGCCGTCAGATCAAGGTTTCCGCCAAAGATGCCCGGTATTCCTTGGTCACGCAACCCATCGATTGCAATTTGCACGCTGTCAGGCACTGCTGGAGATGCGTCTGCTGCTTGTGTGGCGCTCTGAACCGTCCCGAGCGTGTTGAGGAAAGCTTGCTCTGGACTTGTGGCTACGATTGTTTCCGCAGCTGCCTCAGGGGCAGGGGCAGGGGCAGGGACAGCAGCCGCTGGCTGATTTCTCATAAATTCCGCATATTCAGCGTTAGTCACCATACCGTCATTGTTTAGATCGTAGCCTTGTTGTATCCCGTAGCTCTGCTTGGCCAAGGCTTCTAGGCGGGTCATTCCGCTATCCATCAGCTCTTGAATCCTAGAATCTACCCCAGTGAAGTCTGGATTCATTGACATCTGGAACTCAGCATTTGTGACAACGCCATCGTTGTTAATGTCGTAACCTTTACCTATGGACTTCAATTGGTTGTAAAGGGCCTGCTCTCTGGTCAGACCTTGATTTTCTGAATTCATCAGTTGAGCGATGCGCTCATCTAAATTTTGCCGCGGATCGTCGGCGCCGAGCACTGCGGAGGGTGTACCGCCTGGAGTGCCAGTGCCAGGCCCTGTAGGGTAGGGAGGCTCTGTCTGAGGTGTGGAGCGATCGTATACAGGTCTACTAAAATACTCAGCAAAACCCTCATAAGGGCTCCGCATGCCGCCATACTCGCGCATAGACTGCTGCATCACCGCAGAGGCATTAGGGCCAAATAAGGACTCTTGGGCGCTAGGAGGAGCGGAGGCGACAGGCATCCCCACACGATCTTGTCCAAACCCGCCGTCATAGAACCCTGGTGTGCCACCAGCATAAACAGGAATTCCTTCATCCACAATCTCATCGCGGTCATCAATGCCGTTGTTGTTTGCGTCAATAAATTGACCTGTCCTGACAGTTCCGCCTTCTTGCATGCGCCTTGGCGGAGGCTGCATTTGACGCCGATCAGCGATTCTGTCTGCTGCTCGTCTTCTCGCCAAAACCTGTTCTATGATGCTGCCTATGCCAAGTCCTGCACCGCGTATTGGCATGTTACCGGGGCCGGGGTTGAATGGGCCTGGGCCACTAGAAGGCGGTATCTGCCCTAGTCTAGGCCCGCCGGTAGGGGGGCTCACTCTTGTGGGAAGGTATGGGTTCCGCGGACCAGGAGGCATATTTGGATTAAGCAATTGCGTGCTGGGCGCTGATTGTTTTGCCATATTTGTAAAAAATCCCACGAGCTTCTCCCTCTACCAATTCTTGCAAGACCAGTAGCTGGCCGCAAAAACATCTTTTTTCTTTTCTACCGCGTCACAATTATGACGGGCTCGAAAATTCTTACGGCGCCCAGGCTGATCTTTTTTGATAGTCATGTTGGGATCGCCGTATCTCACAATCTTTACCTGGTCCCCTTTTTTTGCGAGAACCTTGAACTTTTTGTTTCCCCCAGGTGTACGCACTTGCTTATTGTAGCCAGGGAAACGCTCGCCTCGATAAACAAGCGAGCCTCCCTTAGTGCGCTTAACGTCTTTAACATCAGGCATAAGTCTTGATCAGCTCTAAAACCACCATGTAGGTATCGCCACTGCTGGCGCCTACCGTAGTGAAATTTAGGTCGCCAGTTCGATTTGCCTCTGCTGCGTTGTTTGGGATCCCAGAAAAATCGCTGTAGTCATGGAATCCATTGCTGTCTTCTGACAATCCAATTGCAAGAACGTCAGCGGTAGCATCAAACAAAATTTGCACCTGCAGGCCCGTACACTGCCACCAGATCTTGTTAATCGTTACAAGTGAGCAATCACGGCCAAGGTGGCTTTTTGTCAAAGCGCTAACGTCTACCTTGGTCACAGCAGATTCACCTGTGCCGTCTGAGACGTTCGTAAATTTAAGGACGGCCTTACGCTCACCGTCCTGTATGGTTTGAGATGTAACTGCATCTGCCATTGTAGATCTCCTTAATTAGAGCTCTGTATTAGCAGTGCGCTCTTTCATTGCAGTGATGTAATCAACTGTCAACACCTTCGCGGCCGCAGCGCCGTTCTGGATACCGAAAGAAACTGTCAACTCTTCATCGTCTGGCGCGTTAGTGGACGCCACAGTGCCAACCTCTGCGTTGTTTTGGTAGACGTGGAACTTCTGATCCTTTGGATCAAACATGAAGCCAACAGTCATAAAGGTATCGTCTGCCATCGCAGCGGGAAGGTCGAGAGTGCTTTGAGTTCCGTCCTTTTCCACAATAAACGTCAACGTGGTGGAGCCATCTGTCAGCAAGAAAAAGACGCCGTCAGAGACATTCAAGGGAGTAGTGTCGGTAATCTGCAAGCCCATCACAACATCTGAAGCATCGGCGTCAGAGGTCTTGAACCGTGCATTAAAAGCCAACTGCTTGCCGGTCTCATATTTGAAACCTTCTTTGACAAGCTGCAGGAAATCAGCGTCGTTATCAGCATCGTCGTTAGTGATCACTAACAAGCCGCCGTCACCATCGCCGAGCGCTTCTGAGGCATTGCCAGAGCCGGCCTCAGTGGTGGTGATTGTCCAATCAGACGCCAGGTAGGTGTCGAAGTCGTTGTGATAAACATGATATTTTGCAGGAGCTGGCATTTTTGCTTTGCCTAAAGTGCTGCCTGCGCCGACGTTTGTGACGCCAGAAGTAAAATGAGTTGTCATTACAGTTCTCCTCTGAACCAGTTATTGCACCATGCAATAACCATAAGACTCTCGCAGTGTACCAATACCGCAAATAAAAAAAAGGGGCCGAAGCCCCTTTAGGAGAAAACTCTCCTTTACGCGCCTTGCGACCCGTAAGCTCCCCTCCAATCGGACGTGCCGAATGAGTAGCGCTCACGCGCACGGTAGCGCACGTTGTCAGTGCTGAAGTCAGGCTCCATTGAGGTTTCCATAGCGGTCCTCTGGAACATTTTCAGACCTTCGCCTGCTTCTGTGACCGAAGTCAAAATGAAGTAAGCATCAGGATCACTGAGGTAGTGGTTTACCGTGTAGCCGCCTGGCAGAACGCCAGTGTTGCGGATTGCGTTGATGTCGTTGTCCGCAGTTCCTGATCTCAAAGTAGAGTTCAAGATACGGTCAGCAACAAACACAAGCTGCGGTGGGACAACCAACTTGGTTGCTCTCACAGAGATGGTCAGACCGCGATCATCAGTAAAAGTGCTGATGTCGATCAATGCGTCCTCCAAAGAGGTCTCATTAAGGTCTGCCATAGTCGCTGCACGGTTTGCACCAGTGCCGCCACCTGAGAGTGGGTGAGCCGTGGAGAACAAAGGCTGTCCATCGCCAATCGCAAAATTGGTGTTGAAACCGTTGTTCAATACGTCAGAACCCTTAACTTCCTTGGTATTCGCCATTGAATGCGCAAGCGCCTTCGTGTAGCGACGCCCTAGGGAGTCGTACAGGTTGTCCTCAATTGCTTCAGAAGTACGTTACATTCAGATTGAGTCGCTAATTCAATCCCGTTTGTTTTCACAAACAGCTACATCTCACGATGCAGAGTAGACTATATCTTCATCCGTTCTGGATGGGCGGCGCTTCCACTCGCTTGAGTGTACTCCCTCTCAGGATAGTCGTTGCACCTTCCGAGTTTTGACTCGGCTTGGCTCAGTATTGTCTCTTTTGAGATGTCCACTGAATTCACCGCCTTTTCATCAGCGTATTCCTACGCTGCGGCCCCACTAATTTCTTCAAGGCTAAATGCTAAAGCAATCGTATCGTGCGTATAACGGGCAGTGAAACCTTCCGTTGCGGTGTCAAATGCAACACCAGCTCCTTCCGTTTTCACAGGCGCACTTCCAAACCCGCTGATTAACACCTCTTCCTCGAAGGCTCTTTCACTATCTTCGATAGCGAAGATCTCCTCGTATTCATTGGTGTATTGGTCATAAGAAAGCCCGAACAAGGCATTGAGTCCTGGTTCGAGTTCTTTCGCTAGTTGCGCTCTAGAAATCGCCATTGGTTAGCCTCCTCAAGCTAAGCCAGCGCCTTTCACGCCTGAGATGGAGTTTTGAATAACCACCATCACATTCGTGTTAGCACTTGCAACGTCAGAGTTATCGGGATCCTGAGAGATATCAATGGCCTTGAGCGGCAACGTCGTGGTGGTAGCACCCGTCGTTACGTCCAATTCCATATTCGATCTGCCAGAGGTGGTATCGCCTGTCGTTGTCTGATCCACAATGTCGAAATTTCCGAACAGGTCTGCCACCGGGAAGGTGTCATCCGCTTGCACTTCAAATACGACGTTAGGATCATCAATGATAAAAGCGATAATGTCATCCGCGGCTACACCGCCGGGATAGTGATTTGCAAAAACCGTCTCTTTGCTGGTTGGGTCCGTATACTGCACGCCGTTAAAAACGCCGACTACAGGTACAGTGGAAGAAGCCGCGGCTCGCGATACAGTGCCACCAGTGAGTTGCTTCACCAAGTCGCCTTGGAAAATTGCACCACTCTGGTTGTTCGCGATTCGATACCGTGATTGTCCTCCACTAAACGGACTGCCACCCATCATTCGAGCAGGTCTCAAGCCAAACGCAGCGTCTTTATTCGCCATGTCTTTCTCCTATTACTGCTTGCCAAAGGTGACGGAACTGCTTCTATTTGGGTCAAACCTCACATATCGACCGTCTCGCGCAGCCTCATTGAAGACGTTGTTATCCAACGCCTCAATTGCCTCTGCGTTTTTCTGAGCGTAATGATCGTTTCGCTCATCAACGGTTTCTTGTGGCATCTTTGCCAAAAGCAATCCCTCGTTGTGGACAACTCCTTGGTGCCTTCCGTTTTCGAGCGCTGGAAACAATGAGCGAAGCTCAGCAGGAAGATCGGTAGACTTTACCAACTCCCAGCCTTCTCTCAGCCTACGGCTGACATTTGCTGCATCCATCTCTCCCAGCATGCTCTCTCTGATCCACCGATAAATAAAGCCAGGTGGAGCAGGCGGAGCCTCTAATTTGCGAACAGGTCGCCAAGGTTGTCTGCGGGACTGTTTATCGTGCGTCCCATTTTCACGACTCGAACGTGTGTTTTTCGCGTCAGCCATTATCGGGCTCCTCTGTTTTGGATTTTCACCTTCTCTTTTGCCACGCTCTTGAGCCAATCTTCCTCGCTCATAGAATGAGGCTTTAAAGATTTCAGAGTAGCTAACTCGCTACTTGAAAAACGAACACCGCTCTTCTCTCCGCGTGTTTGTGACCGACCAGCAGGGCTGGCAGAAGCGACTCGTTGCACGGTGGGTCGCGTTTCTTCTTGAACGGTCTCAGCAGCAGCGTTTCCGCTACTGCCGACTAGGTTAGGATATACCTTACCCACTCTAGAATCTAGAGCGTCGTAATAGTCTTCAGAATCTGGCTCAAAGCCCTCATTGACTAAATTGTAATGGGTGAAATAAGCAAACTGTGTGGCCTGCATATTTTCTTCGTTTTCGCCATCACCATACCAACTATTTCTCTCATGCCAGCTTTTAGCCTCGGGGGTGGGCTCTGGAACGGGCTGTTCTGCTGGCTGTTGTGGCTGCTGATAAGCTTGATACTGGCTTTGATCCTGCGGGACCGGCTGCATAGGCTGTGCTTGAGCCTTCGCAACATTCAACTTTTCTTTTTTAATTGAGATATCATTCTTCAAAGTTGTCGCTTTCGACATCAAATCTGCGTCACTAGACTCAACTGCTTTTTTGTAAATGTCATCAACCTGCGCTTCTTGAGCCTTAATTTTCTGCTCTTCTGCCTCTAGGGTTTGTTGATGCTGTTGCACAAAAAGACCGCGATATTGTTGCAATTCCTGCTCTTTGGCGAGCAAAGCATGCTCCATTTGCTGCGCTCTTGCCTCTGATTCGCGAGCTTTTTGATTAAGTTTGTTGACCCGACGACTTACATTTTTGGTGTGACGATCTAGCTCATCATCAGGCTGAGCAATCTCATCAACAATCTGGATTTCAATTTCTTCTTCCGCTGGCAATGCTGCGTTTTGATCGCTCATAAGATGCTCACTATATCGTCTGGATTTAAAATGGTGCCGATTACTTCATCATCGTTAATTATGCGAACCTCTGCCCCATCCTCGAGCTTAAAGCGAGACCCTGAGTACCTTCCTATCAGCACCCATTGTTTTTCTTCGCACCAAGGCTCGGGTCCATACTTCGCCGTGTCGTTGTAACACAATGGACCCATCTTCACGACGTAGGCAACCACTGTCGCTAGACTCTCTCTATCGAGCGTGGCTTTGGTCAACTGAATGCCGCCCTTACTTTTTGCTTGCCCGAAATAGGGCAGCACAAGCATTCTCCATCCTGACGGTTCTGGCATTCTTTCAAGCAGGGATTTGTCTAGTAGATTAGGGTCAAGCACAAGCTTGTCGGGATCTACATAAGCTTTCTCAGCCAGCATTACGACTCCTTAAAAAATTGCTTAATTGTTTCTTCAATCAATCCTAACGCGGTCAGCTCTCCGATTGCAACTTTGTACTGCTCCATGTCACGCAATGCACCGCTCATCAACATCTCATTGATGAGCTTTTCTCGTTCTCGCATGACTAATCGAAGGCGGTTCGCAAGCCCTACATCATCCATCAGTCAATCTCGTAGAAGTAAAAACCTTTAGTCGCTGCGCCAGCGCCCTTCATTTTCTTTCTGACCCGCTTGACCTCGCCGCCATCTTTCATCTTGGCGGTCTTCATGGCAATCGCAACGGCTTGGCCGTGCGGCTTTCCAGACTTCATTTCAGTCTTGATATTGTCACTGATGGCCTTTTGTGACTTACCTTTTTTTAGTGGCATAGCTCTCTCCTACACTCTGAATCCGTATTTTGCTTGCAGTTCTAGCATCTTCAGATCAGCCTGCTGCGCCAAACGCTGAATCGCTAGGTCCATCTTTTCATCGTTGATGTCTCTTTGAGAATTTAGGCGATCTCTGGCAATCTCTCTCTCAAGAAGCTTTTCTTGCGCCCGAGCGTCCTCTTTGGCGCTAAACTCTTGTGCATCTTGTTGCATTTCAGCCTCTCTGATATCGAGCTCTCGCTGTCTAATTGCAACGAGAGGGTCTTCTTCAGATCCCTGGCCTATGCTCACCAAAAAGTCTTGAGTAAGCTGAGCTAGGATTGGAGAGGATATTTGCTCCTGCACCTGCATCATCTGCTGCTGTAAAGGCTGCGCTGCCTCTGGCGGCAACTGGCCGGACATGACTGCTTGCTCTAGCTGTTGCATCTGTTGCTGTAGCTCTGGCGGAATCTGCTCCGCTGCCATATCAGTTGCCATGAACTGCAAGTGCTGCATGCAGTGAGCAATAATCAAGGCTTGAATCGGGGGCGTTGTTTTTACAACCTCAGTGAGAAAAAGGCTACGATGCGCGTCAACATGAGCCCTATGATTTTGACCTGGGAAGGCTTGTTGTGGCTGTCCCGCTAAAAGACCTGCGTTTTCAAGTCCGGCATCCATCGGCATTGGTTGTGGGGGTGGCGCCGGGGGCTGAATCAGACTCTCCACATTATCAACGCCAAGGGCGTTGTACATACGCCGATACGCTTCATAAATCCCCTGCGGCCCATGCACCTGCGGGTTTGATTGCACCAGCTGCAATAGCTCTTGCGCCATCGTAATGCGCTGGCTTTGGCTGAAAATATTGGGGTCGCTGACCGGAAACACATCGACACGGCCGTCAAAGTCAGCCGCTTTTATTTCTTGCGGACCCGAACCTGTTGCATAAGGATAGACAGGCGGTAAAAACTCTCCGAAAACTTTTGCTAAAAGCTGGAACTCCACGCGCTGGCTGTAATGCAGCCGCTTATGGATGGCAGACATCACTTTGGTTCCGCGCTCCAACAGCGCCACCGTTGTTCCTACTGGCATCGCCTGATTCATATCGCCAACATTCATGTCGGCAATTGAGGCAAAACGCTTGCCTGAGTCCACCAGGAGCCCCAGCAGGCTCATCAATACATTGCTTGGCTCTTTGATCGGCAGCGGTATGAGATTCTCTCTCAGGTTGCCGCCGGTCGTGTCTATATCGCGGAACTCTCCCGGCTGAAGCGGCTCATCCTCGTCTCTGATCCGCATGCCTCGTGCCTTAAAGCCTGCCGGCAGATTAGCGAGAGTGCCGGCATCAATGAGCTGGCGCAGGATTGAGGTGCTGGCTTTGGCAATACCGCCGATCATGTGAGACAGGCCCAGGCCATAAAAGCCCAAGCCTGGAAGAAACTTGAACTGCACAAAGTAATTGATCTTTTGCTTGTTGGGGTCGTTTTCGCGATAGTTTCTGCGAATCGATAAGACTTTCTGGCTCACATCATCGATAGTGACTATGTAAGGCAGCATCAACCCGGTGGGCTCACCGTCTGGGCCAAGGTCTTCGTATCCCGGCAGATCGAGGACGGTATGCACCTCATAAATAAGATGGTCCCTAGCGTTCTGATAACTAGGCTGCACACCTTCTATTTTATCAATCTGCTCTTCTATTTCATCGCGCTCAACGCCGTATGATCCGGCCTTAATACTGACATCAGAATAAAAGCCTGACAGCTGCTGCTTACGGATGTCGTTGGCGCTCATCTCCACAACATGCGTCACACGCTCTGCTGTGAAAATATCTGTCGCCTCATACGGCACAATAAGGTCTTGCGGCTGAATGAACTTGGACACTGCCCTGTTCTGAGCGTTGTCGTAGTAAACTTTTTTAAATGCACTACCCGCCAGCGGCAAGAAAAATAGGAGCTGATCGAGCTCTGGATCATATTCTTCGCAGACGTTGAGCAGGTAGAAATTCATAAACTCAGCGATGCGATCCGCCTGCGCCTCCACTTCTGGCGTCCGAGCGCCCACTATTTCTGTCTTGACAGGGCCTCGAGCTGGGAGCATTTCCTTGTATGCTTGCGCCTGAAACTGCGTGACCGCCTCGGCAAGAATAGGATGTATGACGCCGCTAGAGCCCTGGAAGGGGCTGCTACGCATTTCGTCAAACTTCATGCCGAGGTATTTCAGGCCGTCAACGTAGGTTTTCTCCCACTCTGCGCGCGATTCTTTGTCTGCCTCGATAGATGCCAGAACTTCTTTGGCAATTACCATGAGCTCTGATTCGGGCAAATTTTCTGCAATGTTTGCGTCGAAAGCCTCTGGCGCCGCTTCTACGGGGGGAGCGTCAATCTCGTCATCAATCAAAACACCGTCTTCAGTGACCAATACTTCTGCTGCGGCGCGGACCATTTCGTTCCGTGACGGCTCCTGTATCACCTCCATCGCTCTGCCCAGGGGTATCACATCTGGATCGTCTGCTGTCCCTAATTCTTTTTTTTCTATAGCCATCAGTAATATACCTGTCTGTCACGCTGCATCGGATACATTTCGTGCGCTTCGTCACTTTTCAATTCAAGAAATCCGCCTTGACGGAAACGCATCAAAGCCATCGTCGCTGAGTCACAAAAATCGTCGTGATCCCCGTAGGGAAACGATGCCATTTCCTCAATCACCTCTTCCGCAAAAGCGATATCAGGCGCCCACACCATACCACTCTCAAAGATAGGCGCTACTGAGTTCATCCTGGCAATCTTATCCTGACCCCGCGAAGGTGTATAGCTTGTGACAGGGATTCCCATGCGGCGTAGCTCTTGAGTCAAAGGCGTGCCGCTTGCCTTGGCCTCTATGAGAACGCAATCAGGCTCCCAATATTTGTATTCATCCCATGCCATTTTTTTGAGTTCTGGAAAGTCCAGCCGCACCCTTTTGGCGTCTAACAAGATAATTGCGTCAGGCTCCCCGTCCCGGGGGCTAAAGACGCCCCAGGTCGTAATCGCTGAGTAATCTGCGGTTTCTTTCTTGCTAAAAGCCGTGTCATAGCTCTGAATGACATAAGAATATTGAGGCACATACTCCTCTTCCCACTCTCTCCACCACTCTCGCTTAACTATAGACCCCTCTTCAGCAGTCGGGTCTTGCATCCACTGGCTGTTCCACTTGCCCATCGGCAAGCTCGCCTTGACCGACAGAAGCTCCTCTTTCTGCCAGAACTCAGGCCAAAGCGGTTCTTCTGACTCTGGCATAATCGCGGGAAACTCAATGAGATCCCACTGGTCAGCGTACTCATCTGACTGCTTTTTCAGCACCTTACCTACGAGGTCTTTGGTGCTCCAGCGGGTCATTACTATGACGATGATTCCTCCGGGCTGTAAGCGCTGCCGCGGGCCAGACGTATACCAATCGTACACAGAGTCCATCGCCGTTGGGCTGAGTGCGTCCTGTTCTGACACCGGATCGTCAATAATCAAGAGATCAGCACCGCGGCCGGTAATGGCGCCCCCGACGCCGGCGTAGAACGACTCCCCGCCCTGATTTGTAGTCCAGCGGCCGGCTGACTTGTTATCAGACTGAAGCTTTAGATTAGGAAAAACTTCCTGGTACTCTGTGGAGTCGATGATGTTTCTAACGCGCCGGCCAAAACGAACTGCAAGTTCAGCGGTGTGAGTGGTCTGGATTATCTTGAGGTCTCCGCGCAGCCCCATCATCCAGGCCGGAAAAAATGTAGACGCAAATTCAGACTTTGTATGTCGTGGCGGCAGGCAAACGATGAGGCGTTTTAGCTTACCCGCTGCAATCTTGTTGAACTTCTCTCCAATAATCCGGTGATGTCGGCCCTCAATAAAGCCGGGCCACTGACTCTTAACAAACTGGATGAAGTCTTTTTGACAAACCTCTTGACTTTCAAGGCGTTTGTAACGATCAAGGAGAGCAAGAGCCTCAGACTTATCCTGGTCGCTAAGTATGTCAAAGTCTTTGAGCGCTAAGTTAGACATCCTGCCAATCTAGCCCTTGAAACAGCAAGCCTTCAGCCTTTCTTCGACGCTTGAGCCCCTCAAGAACTTCTCCGTTGCTGCGATTCCAGCGCGCCATTTGAGCAGGCACATCGTCATACTGGCCGTCGTTTAGACGCAGCAACATCGTGCTTTCCTTGAGGTTTGTCGGCCCGAGATTAAACGTCCAGGCAACCAATGCGTCGAATTGATCTTGGTTGAGACTGACTGTCACTAAGTTATCTACATATTGCTCAAACTCAATGAGATCCTCTAACAGAATGTATTCAGCTTTGTCTGCCGAAATCACATCGCCCTCTTCTACGCCCCTGGTGTGACCGTAGCCTATGGTCCATACGTTTGCGCTGCACTGGTATGCCTCAAGCTCGCACCCCTCAAATTTTTTAATCAGAGCAACGCCTTGACTGCCTGTCTTCACTCTTTTTTACCTGATCCCAAAAATAAGCCAAAGCTACCAGTGAGGCACCCGGTCATAGTTGCCACCAGGGAGGTTTGTTGTGTAGTCGGGGTCTCGAGGCCCATATACCACTCCACGACACGGTAGGTGAATAGCAGTACACAGACCATGACCAAGCGAGGAATAAGTCTCCATCGGTCAAGTGTTTCTGGGGTCATTTTTCTCTGGCGACCTGCTTAGTCTTTTCAAACGTGCGTAAGCCGCCCAAACCCAGCATTCCAAGAAGCACTGTTAACAGGCTTTCCATTTCAAAAACAGGCAACGGAGGGGCGTCCACACCAGAAAATGTGATAACAAACACAGCAATAGGCTGACCGACAAAGTGCCAAGCCAAAGCAACCCCGCAAGTCCACCCAACAAATGGTCGCCAACCCGCGACAAACATAGACTTGTGCGCCGCTTCTGCCTTATTAATTTCAATCTGGCCTTTCGCGAGCTCCTGCGCGTGGCGCTCAGACATCGTTGCAATTTCATGGGCAAGTTTTTGCTTGGTGTCTGCATCCGGTATGAACTTGTCAAGAAGGCCAGTAACCGGGCCAATCAGTGCCTGCAGCATTAGTCATCTTCCTTTACAAAACGGCCTTTTTTGTCACGCTTGCGGCCTTTTTGAAAGATATCTTGCACGGTGTCTGTCTCCCAGATCCGAATAGCTGTCCACACAATAGTCAGCAGCGCAGCGAGCGCTGGCAGGAGGCCGGCGATGGTTCCCACCATCGTAGCAATCGAAAACGTGTCAACCACTTGCTTCATATCCTCACCCATTTGAATGTCCCTTATAGTCGAGCGGCGTTATGTCACACCCGGTAGTATGGTTTTCTAATCGATAAAATTGCTTTTGATCGCTCTAAATCTCGCTGTATGGCGCGCTCACAGTGCAGCTTTGTGCGAGGACTAAACAGCAAATTAAGAAACTTTCGCAGAGCGTTCCAAAACGGAAGATGTCTATTCCGGCCTGCTCTCGAGGCTAGGGTTTGTCCAGGCATGCCCCCAAAGAGTGTACTCAAGAACTGACTCCAGGCGTCACTGACGTCCCAGGCGAAGGCTAAGATACTTTGTGCTTTACTCTTTGCGCGCTTCACAACCGCCAAAGACCTATCAATCACCCTCTTTTCTCCAGGCGTAAATTCAATGATCACTCCCTGCATGACCTTACCCTCTATTTAATTGACTTGATGATAAAGATAATTAAATACACTGCAAGACCTAATAACGGCACAAGCATCATCATTTTTTTTACGAAGTCCGCGCGCTCTGCAGCGGCATACACCTCTGCCTGGCGCTGTTGCTTTACCTCTTCAACCAGGGCCCGATATTCTTGCAAGCCTTCTTTGCCATACGCTAGGTTAATATACTGCAGCACTTCCTTGCGCTGAGCCTCCAACTTCTTGCGTAACGCAAATATTTTCGCCGCTTCTCCAGAAGCGGACTCGCTGAAAGTCACGGTCTTGAATGGATTGAGGCTTTTTTTCTTCTCTCGTTTTACAGACCAAGCGAAATCGCTTAAATGCCCTTGCCACCGCGCGATGACCATCATGGTGTCTTCTACGCTTTTGCCAGCCTCTATGAATTTTTTCACGCCGGTGAAAGCGCTCGTCGCTAGGCTGGCGGCAGTGATAGGATCGATCACTCTGCCACCTCCCGATAGACATACGGAGGACAGCGCTGCCAGTGGACATAGGGGATGTGATATCGGAAGCGCTCTTCCGACTCCTGGTGGTATTTTTTATAGACGCAGAGCCGATACCCCGCCAACTGGTAGGTGCCCGGCACATAACTGTAAACCCATGTGTCCATAACCAATACCAGCCAAACC